TTGGGTTTGTCGGCCACTTTAAACCATACGCTGCCGGTTCGGTCATCTATTTTAAAATGCTCTATAAAGGCAATCATAAGGTCTTTGGAGCTAAATTTGAGCGATGTCCACACCTTTTTTGTTTTCTGAAACCGAAAGGCCAGCGGGTGTTCATCTTTAAATACATAGGCTGCTGATCCGTCTTTTTCAAATACGAAGCTTATACCCTGGCCATCTGCAGCAGTTATGCCCAGGTAATCTAATGCGGGCATGCGTATGTAAATATCGGCATTGGGTATTACTACGCGCATAAGGGCGGGGCCCATGTCCCTGTCATGTAAATAATTGGTGGTTCCCCATGTGCGGCGGATAATTTTAACGTCTTTCATTTGTTTGGGTTTTAAAGGGTTTATAATGTTTAATTAAAATGCTACCTGAGTAAATCAATAAGCTTTCGGTTGCCGGTAATCTTTTCGTAGTTTTTTGCCATCCAGAGTATGTCTGTTGCCTGGGGGCTGTTCGGATCTGTATCGGCAATTTTTACTGATATGTAATGCAGCAACCTTTGGCGGGTGTTGTATTGCTCAATGTTTTGGTTTTCGTAATGCTGGCTTAGTATGTTGCCCATTGTTTAGAGTTTTGATTGTATGGCATGCATTATTTTTCTCACAATCATTTCCTGGTATTCGTTTTCGGCATCGTGGTTTGTAATTATGGTTTGCAAAAAATAGGCATCTACGGCTCTAAGGGTTATTGAGTATTCTTTGCGCTGTTCTATAAGGCGGCGGGTATAATCTATGCGGCGGGCAATGGCCCACTCCATAATGGCACGCTGCGACAGGAAATCGTTGCTGATCTCTAATTTGCCAAGCATGCTTTGCAGCTCGGCAAACTCGCCACGGCTTAGCTTCAAATTGCATTTATAGGGTTGGTAATAGCTCATGTGTTTGGTTTTTAGGGTTTAGTTATTCCACATTTCAGAATTAAGGTAGGTTTCGGCATATTTTTTAGCCACTCCCTGGGGTATTGAGTTAAAGTAGCGGCCAATATACCAGTGTGCTTTTAGCTGGTTGGCTTTGCTAAGCCGGTTCCATGCTGCCAGGGCTTTCTTTTTACTGCTTACTGCCTTGTGGTCGTAGCGGTGCCAGAAGTCATCAAAGGTTACTTCCTTTTTTACCTGGGTAAGGGTTAGGGTTTTGCTTTTGTCTTTAATCTTGTGCAGGGCGTTTACATGGCCGGGCAGGTTGGCCAGCAAAAAGGCTCGCTGATGCGGATCCAACTCTGCCCGGTTTTCAAAATACAGCAGGTAACCTTCGGGACAGTAGCGAAATTCAACTTCGCCGGTAAACTCGGTACTGGTAAGTAACAGGGTTTGCATAGGTTGTTTTTTGGGGGGTTAGTTGTTTATTACCATGCGGTCAATGTTTGCTTTATTGGCTTTTTGCTTCCGCTCTATGGTGCGAAGCTTGCGTATAAGCTCTCTCATTTCGTCGGCAGTGTGCCTGTAAAGCACTTTGCCCGATATGCGGGGGTTCATAAGGTATTTGTTTACCCGCTCCCAGCTTCCGTTATCCTGGTATATGCCCATGCGTTGCAATATGGTGAGTATGGTAGAACGCAGGTTGCGAAGCTCGGCATCGTGTTCTCTTTTTTGTTCGCTTTCCTGCTGTCGGAGTTTATTAATCAGTTCGTCGAGCTCCCAGAGCTCCAGATCAAGGGTGCTTTCTACACCGTAGCTTGCAAGCATATCTTCTTTGTAGCTCATAAGCCCGGTACGTGCCAAAAGGCCGTGAAATGTTTTGATTTTTAGTTTCTTATCCATGATTATTGGGCGTTAAGAAATTTGTTGGTTATTTTATCAATATGCATAAGCAAGGCATGTGTTTGCCTTGTGTAGTATTGCAGCAGTTTGTTCATGTTTTGATGCATGGTTTCGGGTTCAAGGTTGCCGAGTATATCCGGCTCGTAAAGACTGGCATTGCAGGTAAAGTAATACCTGGGTGTAATGGCTGTGCTTTCGAAAATGCGATCAAGGCCTACTGAGAAATCTTCGGTGCATTGGTTGGCAATCATTACGGTAAGGGTTGCGTAGTAAACTCTTGCATCATCTGCAGAGAGCCTTGGTTTGGCATCTAAAAGATTGCAGGCAATAGTGCGGCGGCTTTTTAGTGCCATTTTGCGCGATCCTATCTTTTGGCTGTAGAGTTGAATTAACCGGTTTTTTAGGGCAGACAGCAAAAAGATTTTACCTGCAGGAAATGTTTTACCGGTTTGGTGGGCATGTTTTAGTTCGTGGTAAAATGAAGGAGTGCTACCCGCTGCCATTATAACAGCTGCATAATCCATAGCCAAATGCAGTTGTGCTGCATCTGCAAGCTCAATTATATCAGTTGTAATATTTTTAACCAGGGTAGCACTCATAATTTCAGCAGATAAAAGATAGGGTAATAAAGAGAATAAATCCAATTACAGCAAACCAGAACACTGAGCTGCACCCGCTTCTTACGGGGTATTCGTCATGTATAAACTGGCTTGGCTCGTTCATGCTTCGGTAATGCCTAAGGGTAGGGGAACCCATTCGTTCTTAACTTCGTTGCGGTAATATGCCTGTACGAATATTTTGCTCCGTGTGGGGCGGTGTGCATCGCGAATGATCTTTACGGCATCAATAAAACCTTCGTCGCCACTTTCGTCGGCCATCTTGCTCAGCTGCACCACGCGGCTGGCATGCAGGTTTCCTTCTTTGTTTCGGCTCAACAGGCTCAATACTGCCTTTACCAGGGTTCGGCTGTTATCGTCGCGGCCAAGGCTGCCAATGTATTGCTTCACCTTTTCAATACCCACGTTTACGGTATCATCATAAGCATCGGTAACGTGGTGGCCCAGTTTTATGCGCAAGCGTCCATCGCTGGTGGTAAAAGTGTGTGTGTACTGGTCGTCAACCTTTTCGCCATACACATCTTTCTTCATCTCCATAATGTCGCCAAAGGAGTTATACACATGCTCTTTAACCTCGGTAAGGGTTTTACTAAGGTTTCGCAGGGTTTCAAACACATCTGTAACGGTTTCGTCAACAATGGTTTTGTAGGTTTCGCGCTCTTCTTTGATCTTAAGCAGGCGGGCCTTTTGTTCGGCTTCGAGCTGCTCCATCAGCTCTACTTTTTGCTCAGGGGTAAGTGTTGCAAGGTCTAACATATTTATTAAAAATTAAGGGGTTAATAATCTTCTTTTCTTTCGGGTGTTTTTTTGCTTATGTGGGCCACCCATGCCAGGAGAATAATTGCAAAAAACGATATTGCCAGGGCAATAAGATCCGCTTTAAGGTTTTGCTCCATGTGGTTTGTTTGCTCAAAGGAGAGCATCAACAGCGCAGCGAAAAAGGCCGTTGCGCCGGTTATGTGTTTCAGTTTCGCTTTCATTGAGTTTTTGTTTAAGATTATACATTTTAAGGCGGTAAGCCCTGTCGAGTTGTACCAGTTGCAGCCCGCGCCGCACACTGTTATAGGTAGTGCAATGGCTTCTATCTATAGCTTCGGCGGTTTGCTTTATGCTAAAGCCAAAGTATTGAGCCATTATCCAGTAAGCATGCCGGGCATCAATAATGCTTTGGTTTCTTTCGGCACCCTTCAGCTTTCCTTCAGGCACGTTAAAGGCAACTTCGCATTGTTTAATTATTTTATCCAGGGTAAGTCTCATAAGGGTTTATTTAAGGTTAGCGAATTTCTTCAACAAGGGTTGGTATGGTTCTTTCGCCCCAATAGCTTTTGGCTTCATCGGGCCACACATCGTAATACAGTCCGCCACCATAGCGGCTTATGGCAAATGCCCTGAATCCTTCAATCCTTATCTTTACGTTGGCATCAAACCTTATGCTTTTGGCCACTCTTCCGGCAGGATCTCTCCCTTCAGCATGGCTTACCAGTATAAAAAGCTTGTCTTTAAAAAGGTCTTTCAGGCGCTTGTAGTCGGCATAGTTCATACCGGTATATTGGAGCGAGTCAATGAATACTATTCGTGGGCTTTTGGGCTTTTTGAGCCGGGCAATGAGTTCGGCAATGGGTTCCTGATCGAGTAGAATAATGCGGCCACTGGCTTCCATCATACCCACCTCGCTAAATGCCTGCTTCATACTTTGGCTTATGCCTTCTTCCAGGCTGTTATAAGCTACCCTGGCAAAGCCGCTCATGTATTTTGCCAGTTGAAGGGCAAAGCGGGTTTTCCCGTTTCCGCTTTGCCCCCATACCAACCAGCCGCCCCTCAGTTCCGGTTTTCCCAACAGATTAAACCAGGCACCGGAAAATTCAAGCAACCGGGGCTTATACTGGTTTAGTTCGTTTACCGATACTGCTCTTTTGCGTGCCATAGTTATGCAGCTTTTGATTTTACGAGCTCTTTCATTTGCTTTCTGATCTCCATGGCAATACGCCTGAGTGATCCGCCGGTGGTGGTGTAGATCTTGCGCACATCGGCCTTGTCGAAATTGGCACGGGCAATTAATGCCACCTGAGTACGGGCAAAGTCTTCCCATGCTTCGCGTCCATCAGGGCTTACCTTTTGAAATCGCTTTCCAAAGCGGCTGAAAATCTCGGTATAACCAACCTTTTTGCGTCCCATGTTGGTTTCAATCTTTTCCTTAAGGCCGTCGGCTCCCATCATATACCAGCCACAAGTTCTTTCGGTTGCATTCCACAGGGCTTTAAGCTCCAAAAAGGCAGGGTAATCCAAATCACCGGCTTCGTCGAGTATAACCAGGGGATTTTCAACGGTGCGGAGGTAAAAAACCAAATCTTCATACACATCAGCATACCTGCCGGTGTGGTTCATACCAAACTCGCGGGCCATTTGCCTAACCAGTTTCTGTTTGCTTTTTACCTGGCTGCAATCAATATAAACGGCATTGCGGTTTTCTTTTACATAGCAGCGGGCGGTGTAGGTTTTGCCAATATCGGCCATATCGCACATTAAACCGCTCTGGGCATTCTCCTGGCACCATGCAAGCTGCGAGTAAATAAACTCATACACGGGTGTGCGTGCGGTTTTCCATTCGGCCTGGGTGCCAAGCTGCACATCTAACCGACGGGCAATGGAGATCCAGTTGGCATCAGATAATACCTTTTCGTACTTGCCACCTTTAATAACGCTTAGCTGTGCGGCATTAATGCCAAGAGCAACGGCCATTTTAGAATCACTGGCATAATGGGGGCGGCGCTCTTTTATAGCGGCCACAATTTGTTGTTTAATCTGGTTTGTAATCATAATAGAATGGTTTAAAATGGTTTAAATAAAGTTGTTACAAGCTTTCAATTGCCCTGCGGGCATAATCGGTATGTTGCATATAGTCGGTGTTAAAATCATCGTCGGTAAGTTCTTCCGGTCCGTCGGGGGTAACATCTAGTATCTCAGGCACAGGATCCGGATCCGCATCACGTGGCATTATCCTCACTTTGGCCACCTTCTTTTTGCCTTCTTTCACCGCTTTGTCAAACTGGCTTATGTATTTGGTTTGCTCGGTGTAGATCTCCTGGTCTCTTTCGGTCTTTTCAATCTCTGCCTCCTGGAACTGATCTATCAGCTGGCATGTGTCTATATAATTGCCATTCTGATAAATGAAAACCTTATCAATGCTGCCGTCTATATTCGGCAGCCAGTAAGCAGTTACCTTTAAATTGTTGGGCTCAAGCTTTGCCACTATATTGGGGTGCGAAAGGCTGTATTTGTTGTACTGAACCTTTACATACTGATTGCGGTATATGGTTGTGGGTGTTGGTTCGCCTATATATCGGGCTATAATTGATTGCTCAATGGGTTCGAGCATGGGGTTGGTGTTGTTAAGCAACACATCAAGCCTTGTCATGCCTGGGTATTTCTTCTGGTTGGGATGGGGTGAGTTGTTATAAATCTCGTTGGCGCGTTTATCATCGGCCACCAGCTGCTCAAATGTGAAATTGGGTGTTTTATAGGTGTTGTTATTTTCGTCAAATACTTTCTCCTGTATGGTTCTGTGTGCTTCCATGCGGGCAAATGGACGGCCAATACCTGACTGTAGTTTCTTTTCTGTGCCCAGTTTTTTGGCGCGGTTCATATGCTCTGCCCTTTTCTCCTGGCTATTGCCGGGGTTACACCAACGTACAAAGGGGAATACCGTACCGGCATTCATCAAATCATCTTTAAAATTACGTACCAGGTGATGTTCAACTTCAACCTCGTAAGGCATGGGCAATTTGTGCAGATCTATAAACCGGAACATGTCTCTCATGCAATCGACAAACAATGCAGCATCTTTCAACTTGCTGTACGATGCACCAATAACACAACCACTTGCCACATCGTAGCTGTAGTAAGCTTTTACGCGGCGTCCATCGGCCATTTTTCGCGGTAGGTCGCGGTCATCCATCGATATTTTAGAGAAAGCATACTCAGGACTTTTCCGGTGCACGTGTGGCCTGTGCAAGGCGGTGTGTTGCATGGTGCCTGATCGGAATTTATCTATAATGCGCCTGTTTTTAGGCATGTTTACGTAGTTCCAAACGGTACTGTCGCTTATCTCTATAGATCGGCCCTGGTCGTCAATAAAGTCTTCACGTTGGAAGATCTCGCCGGTTTGCACATCATAAATGTTAATAACACCACCCAAAAACTGGTGATAAAGCTCATGCACATAAAGCACAAAAGGTTTTTCATCCTGGCAATAGAGAGAAATGAGAAGTTTTTCCAGATCGCCGTTTACCTTTCGGCGGTTTTGGTTGCCGTAGCCTTTATGGATAAGGCTCATATATCCGCCCTTCAAAAATTCATTTAAACGGTCTCTCAACCGGCGTGGATTAGATGGCAAGGTATGGTTCCAATTGTCTTTAGGCATGTTGTTTAGTTCAACTACTACGCTATCCCAAACGCCGCGTGTGCTGCCCGATGATTTTCTTCGTTTGCCCAGGCGTTTGTTATAGGCACTGTTTACGGCCAGCAATACACAGGCATTGGCGTAGTATTCATTTATTACTTCTTCGGGCAGGCTGCGGCCATCATCGAGCCGGTAATTGCGGAAATAGGTAAGAGCTTCGTCGTTGTGTTCTACCTGGTCGGCAAATCCTTTCATTTGCCGCTGCACTGGGTCGCCAATGGTATCCAGTATTTGCTGTTTACGGTCGGTTCGCATGCTGTCCCACATAATAAGCACCTCGCGTCCTTTGCCTGCCCGGTTTATGGTATGCAGGTAATTGCGCTTACGATCATTTTTATACATGTCGTATGTCAAACCGGCAGCCAACCAATCATCAAGGGTAATGGTGGTGTGTGCGCTATATGTAGGGCCCTTTTCAATCATAGGTTTTCAAACTGGTAGCATCTAACATAATCAACCCTGAATTTTGAGCTGTAAGTGCTCAGTTCGTATGGCTGAAGGTGCTTGCTTTTACCAGTATTACCATCTGGCTCTACTGAGTGGTTGAGTATTATCCATGGCTCTGTGCCTGGCTTGTTGTAATACTCATCAAGAATCTTTTTGTTGGTAAACTCAAATATCTTTATACCATCGGTAATAAAGGTTATGCGGTTGGGTGTCCACTCCATGGCAAACTCATGAAAACGGTTTTGAATGCCGGCATAGCGGTCTATCTTTACTGCCCACTTTCTCATAGTTGTAGGGTTGGGTGTGCCCCAAAACAAACTAACGTTTTGGCGGGTAATGCCCCTGCCGGTTCTGCCACCGTAGCCTTCAATTATGTCAATCTCGGGTGCCCAGGTGGGTCCCCAAATCCAAAACGCCGGAAATGTTCCTTTCTCTACAGGCAGGGTCATGCGGCACTCCCACCGGCCATATTGCTGCCGAAATGTTTTGTTTGTGCTCAGTAAACTTACTTCAAAAGGTATATTATAGGTAATACCATCTTTTTTTACCTTGCGGGGTTGGTGTTTTACGGTAAATATGCCCAGTGTTCGCCACCCTATTGAAGGCGCTCCGTAATATACGTTTGGCTTATCTTTATGAAACGTGCCCCAGTGTTCGCCAACATTCCACTTGCGGTTGTTGCCGGCCCAGCTTACTTCAGTAAAATCGTCGTTAAAGGTTAATGTCATGCCTGGCTTATGCAGTGGGCTAATGTCTTTTGTAAAGCTTGCCAAACGCAATACCCAAAACCTGATGCGGTAATATTGGTTAAAGAACCAATCGCGGGTAGTAATTCTGTTGTGTAAGTTTAACATGAAGTAAGGTTTTTTTTAGATAATTGAAAAAAGCTTACCAGGTACTTGCTATCGGTATTGTAAAAAAAGAGGGCAAATCAATTTCTGTGAATAATTAAATTAAATTAATTAAAGACCGATTTAAAGAACGTTGAGCACCTTTGGTAAGCTATGCTGTTTTGCTCCTGCCGGGGGCTCGAACCCCGTGTGCCTGCCTGCCAGGAATAATTGCCATTTCGCGTAAACCAAATCAAAAACCGCGAAAAATCAACCTAATCAAACTAATCAAACTACTAATGAAAAAAACAAGAGGGCCTCGCGGCTGTCTGTATCGTTGGGTTATCTGGTTTGTTTTGCTCCTGCCGGGGGCTCGAACCCCGTGTGCCTGCCTGCCAGGAAAAAAAGCTACTTTTACGGTTCACTAATCCTTAAAAATTGTAGCTTATGGAAAATTTAAGATCGAAAGCTCTGGAATTAATCGGCCAAAAAGTTGAGCTAAATCCTTT